AATGGATGTGTTAAAAGATAGAATTAAAAAGCACGAGGGATTTGTTAATGAAGTATATAATGATTCTCTTGGTAAAAGAACTGTAGGATATGGACACCTATGTGTTGAAGACCATTGGGAAAATAACAAAAAATATACTGAAGAATTTTTGAGTGGAATCTTTGATGAAGATTTCGCTAATGCTAATGGTTTGGCTATGAAAATGATAGGAGATATACCTCTTAAACAAAACTCCAAAGAAGTCATTATTGAAATGTGTTTTCAATTAGGTAATAAAGTTTCTAAGTTTGTTAAAATGTGGCAAGCATTAAAGAACAAAGACTACCAAACAGCATCACTAGAAATGCTGGATAGTAACTGGCATAAGCAAACTCCCAAACGATGTGAATCTCTTGCTCAAATTATGAGGCAAGATAACCAAGTCCGTACTTCAAACTACCACATCAATTTTGATGATTTTTGTAAAGGTAAAGACTAATGGCATTCCCAATATTTAGTGCAATCAAATTAGTAGCACAGGTAGGCGGACATATTTTTAAAAATCGCCAACGAACTAAAATGTTGATGAGTGATGCTCAATTAAAACACGCAGAAAAAATGAGTACGGGACAGTTAGAATACTCAGGCAAATTATTAGAGGCAAGACAGTCAGACTGGAAAGACGAATTTATTTTGGTCCTTTTAAGTTTGCCAATCGTAATGTTATCAATAGCAGTCTATTCAGACGATCCAACTGCTATGGAGAAGATGAAATTATTTTTTGAATATTTTTCTGATCTTCCATTTTGGTATCAAACAATTTTTGTTGGTGTCATAGCTAGCGTTTATGGACTAAAAGCAACTGACTTGATTAAAAGGAAATAATACTATAGGTAAAAACAATGGAAATGATGAAACAAATATGGCTAGGATTAAGCCCCAAGAAGAAGAAGATTGCTATTGCTATAGGTGTAGTAGTTATCATTCTAATCCTTACCAATTTATAGCGTTTAATGGCTCATAGATGCCTCAATTTTAACGATTGATAGTCATCCTAAGAGTTTGTACCGCAAAATTTGTAATGCTGATATGCAGCTCAATCTCTCATATTTAGTTTCTATCTTATGATAGTTGATGTTGAAATTTATACTTACTTTACAAATCTGCTCAATGGCGATGAGTACTTGCAATCCACCCTTAGAACATAAGGTTGTATTTGATGATTGGTATAGCTGTGCAATTATGGGTAGTAGTTTATCAATTAAAACACTTCAAAACCTTGGTCCTGATTATGTTAATGCAACTGGTACTTTCATTAAGTACTGGTGTGTTCCTGAAACAATAAAACCTACAGTAGAAAAAGATACCTAAACAAATACCATTTTGATTGTTATATATAATACTATAAAAATAAACATTAATACTAATTGTTGATCGTATGGTAAATTGTTCATATTGTTCTCCATTCCATTAATAGATTATTAATATAATCTGCTTCTTGTTTAATTGCTTTAGCGCCCTTGTCCTCTATATCTACGCTTGACTTTTTTATGTTTAGGATTGGCTCGTTTGGAGTGTCTGCCTTTGCGTTTCTTCCTAACTTTTGTGAGATGTTTATATCCATAAGACTTAACCATACCAGTTTATCACACCCCATATACCTAGTACAACTGATACTATCTCCATTAAGAATCTTCCGTACCCCTCTTGGTTACGATCTTGCCATCCCCAGTACGCCCACATCAGACAAGCGATTACACCAAGCAACCATCCTAAAGCTTGAAACAAATTATATTTAAAAGAAGTTAATACAAAGATACTAATAATTGATAAAAAGAATGCAACATACCTAGCGATCTTTGTGTTTAAGCTTCTCCTTAATTTCCAAATCATATGGCAACCTATACTCGTTATGATTTAAAAGTAAATCTATAAAAAAATCTAAATCAACGCAAATTAAATTTTTCCCTAGGTATTCGTGGTCTTCGTGTAATGCTAATGCTGTTGCTCCTTGTTTCCATTGCTTCAAAGTCTTGAATCCTGTACCGCCCTTGCGTGATTTAACCTCTATATTCACACTGGGATTATTGATTTGTATATCGTGTGGAAAATCAGACAATGCTCCACTCATCGGCTGCCGTCTTGCAGACAGACCTTTATGTTTAAAGTATTTTACTAAACTATGTTCAGCTTTATAACCTTTTCTTTTGCTTTTATTAGTCATCAGGAATATACTCTTTGTGATCTTTTAATAACAAAGCGTAATCTTCCCTTTTAACCATAGGAAAAGCATCATAAGTTTTCTGAATATAATATGCTAATCTGTTAACTAAGTCAGATGGTTTGTTTTGTTTTGCTTCTACAATCTTTTCAGCAACAACTCTTGCATCTGTACTAACTTGGTTTTGGTTTTCTAACAATTTTTCTACCTCCTTTCTCATAATCTCTATGAATAATAATGCGTCTTGCATCTCCATTACCTCCAACATTTTTGAGATAATCTTTCTTAACTAATCTTTGTACTGCTCCCCAAGACTGTGATCTTGAGGAGAATTTACATCCTTTAGTTATTTCAGAATAGCTGGGACTAATTTTATTAACGATCATGAATCCCTTAATGAAATTGTAAACCTTTAATTCGTTTTTTGTCATTAAAACGGTGGTTTCTCCTCTCCATCTTGCTCGCCTAAACTAGCTCCCTCTTGTGTAGCTAGTTCATTCTCGCCATCCTTTCTACTATCCATCAATTTCATTTGGCTATCAAATCTATCCAAATGAATTTCTGCTGTAGTAACTTCTACTCCCTCCTTATTTGTCCATTTTTTATATGTCAATCTTCCTCGCAACAAAACCTTGCTGCCCTTATGGGTATACTTTTGTAACACTTCGGTAATTTTGGTATCCCAAACAACTACCTTATGCCAATCGGTTTCTCTTTCTCCTTGGACCATCCTGTTAGTAGCAACACTAAGGGTAGCAAACTGGCTACCCTTTTGTGTTTCCCTAATTTCAGGATCACGACCAAGATTTCCAATAATAGTTATTGAATTATACATTGGTATGGTTTCCTCCATTTAGTTCTTTAAGTTTATTTTCATACAAAGTTTTCGTATGTAAATAAGTTGCGTGTGAGGATTGTTTAGCTTTAGCCATATGTACTTTATACATCTGACCATAACCTTTTAATCCCTTAGATGTTTTAGAGTTTTTAATTTCAGATTGAAATTTCTCTAAGACTTCATTGTCATTTGATTTTACTTTTGTATTAGAAGTAATTGGTTTATTACTTTCAGGCATTTCATCTTCAGAATAAATGAATCCGTGTAACCCTATTAACTTTAAGATGGCGCGATCTATTGCCCTCTTCTCAGCCATAGCATATGGATAAGCATTCCTAGTATTTTTAGGGCTTGCTTCTCCATAAGTAATTACTTTCATTTTATCAAGTGATGCGGTACATTTAATACAAACAATTCCTTTCTCGGAATTAGTTTCTATTTCATCTAGGTTGTCGATATTAACTTTACATTTAATACCAGCAATCTCAATGTATCTGTGGTACATAACCCAAGCACCATGACAATCCCATAGACATTCTTTAGAATTGAATCCTAATGTCTTGAGTATGTCTGTTACTCTTTTGTCGAGTGGTTTAGCCATTATGTTTACCTCCTTTGGTTTCTTTAATGGATAAAGTTCCAGCTTTATTTCTACTAATTAGAATGCCAGAACCAGTTGCTTTACGACAGTTGTCAGGCACCTTTGCTTTAAGCACTTGACCTATCGCTTTATGTTGAATAGCTGGTTGTTTAGTTTCGTGCCATTCTTTAGCTAATGACATAAACTCGTTATCTCTAGTTTCATCAAAATCAATAGTAATCATATCGTTGATTTTAATTCTTCCAGCTAGTTTAGGTAATTGATCGGTTAATTGGTCCAACTGTTCGGGTGGTTTATTGTCTTTAACATAACTCCAAAAAGATTTTTCAATCTCATAAAGTTTCTTTTGGTATGTTTCATCTTCATCTATCTTGCAATATTCAAAGCGGTTATTGCCAAAGATAACAGACAAATAAATGTAAGGTGTTTCACTTACCATTAAGTAATGCTGCACTTGTGGCATATAGGTACTGATTACGTTATCTAGTGTATTGTTAGAATTGGTATGTTTACATTCAACAAGAATATTATCTTCCTCAATCCAACCATCGTAATGAGCAAACATAAAATCTTTTTTAGTATATAGTTCAGGGTAATCGGTAACTTTTTTATTTAACTCATACTCAAGCCATTGTTTATTAACTGGCTCAGTATAAAGACCAAGTTGTACTGGTAAGACTCTTGATAAGTCTTCAGGTTTTTGCTTTTCTGTCTTCTCCAACCATAGAGTATGCCAGTCACCTCTCATAATTCGAGTAGCGTCTGATCCTCCAATCCCCATATGTCTATTGATACGGAGATGCTCTACTTTAGGAGTCTTTTTTACTTCAGTCGTATTCATAGTTTAATCCTCCTTTGTTCTATTTATATACGCTTTTTGTTTATAGATTTCAAGTCTATAAAATGTTTTTGTTAATTCTCGCAGCCAACCTAAATGAAATTTATAAGATGGTTCAAGTCTATCAACAAATTCTTTCGGTATCGGTAATCGTGGGTACGGGAAAGTTTTTATAATATCATTAATGCAATCTTTAAGAAGAAAAGCAGGATATTTTAATAGGATTTGGAAGTATTGATCTAACCCTACTTTGTCAGGAATATTAATACAAAAGGTAGAGGCAATAGTTTCTAATGCAACTGCAACATCTTGCCTAGTACAAGGTGTAATTTTAATTGCCATTTGATTGATAAGATTCGGTACATCTTTATCAATCTTTTTTTCTATAGGGAATGAATCCTCTCTTCCCATCTTGTATCGTATCTCGTATACCCGCAACATCAAGGATTCGTTTGCGTCTTTCTTGAATGCTTGCGGGATCGTAGATAGAGTTACCCTTTTTAGTTTCTCTTCTAATGTTTCTGAACTTGATACTTCTTCTGATCCAGTTTCTGAAACAAGCATCCCAGTCTTCTTTAATGCCTCCATTTGCGGTGTAATAATCGATGAACTGTGCTGTTTCGTATTCAATGTCAACCTCCTCTCCATATGTATTGTTAATCCATTCCACATCTTTAGGATTTGGAATGTATTTTCTATCGATTGCTTTTTTGTATTGATACAAATTAATATTAAATCCTAGTGCATTGATCCAGTTGACTAGGTTTGTACCGTTAGGAATTTTGGAATAGCTTTCCCATTTAGTAACCAATGAGTCAGCTACTCCAATCTTTTGTGCAAGAACTTGAGTACCTATACCTAACCTTTGTCTATGGTATTTAAGCTCCTGTATTATTTGCTTGTACAACATATTCTTTCCAATCTATTTCGTCTGCGTGGCTACCTCTTACATTAAAGAAGTTTTGATACTGTGGATTTTCAGCCATAAACATACGAGCATAGAATGGTTTGTAATCATTGTTAATCTTATAACAAGGATCACTTGTTTCTACTTCCGTTTCCCATCTTATCCTATTGATAATCATTTCAGATGATAAATGATTATGACCTTTACCTATTGCGGTATATACAAACTTTTTAAACAGTCTGTATATCTGAGGATTCTCTTCGTGAAACTTTTTAAACTCAGATACAGTACCATCTATTGCAAGATCGAATTGATTTTGGTCCATATTACTTTCCTTTCTTTTCTTGTAGAGTTTGCCAGCTTCTCTTGCATGTCCCAACTGGCTTTTTAGGTTTCATATCTTCTTTCACTAATCGCAAAATTTCTTCTACCGCATTTGCGATTCTTGAAAGTTCTACTGCCATATCTTCTATAGCTCCAGCAGTGTGTTCATCCATAGCTACCATACTTTCTCCTTTCTATTTCTTTGGTTGCCCTTGATCTTCAGTAATACCAGCGTTCCTATACTCTTCATCTTTACACATAGGCACACTAGCTTTAACTCTTAAGTAACCAGTAGTTTTACAAGCATTAATTATTGCTGAATAATCTTCCTTAAAGTAATCACAGCACTTAATAAAATTCCAAAGATTTATTTCATTACTTGGTTTTTCATATTTTTGTACTTGTTGAAATGCTACATTCAATTCATTACCAAGGTCTGTTTGTGTAACTTTTGGTTCACTTGTTACTCTTGATGACTTCATCCAAGCTGCTAAGTTATCAAAGAACTTTTGTCTATTATTTTTCATTATTTTTTCCTCCTTTCTTTTTATCCAATACTTCGCATCCATTCTCTTAGTAGGATGAGAAGTTATTTCACTTATCTTAACTATTGTATGTTTCATCTAGTTCCCTTTCTGTTTCTTTGCGTCTTGCTTCTTGCATTTTTTCTAATGATCTAATGTATTGTTTCGGTATGTCTGCGGTACTGCTTAATCTACCGTGTCCTTGGTAGATATAAAGGTACATTAATTGTTGTCTTCGTTCTAATTGATTCCAAGGTTTTACTTTCATTGAGATTTCCTTTCCTTGAAATGTTCTTTCCATAATTGATTGGCTCTTTCTTTAATTGCTTTCCAATTAGGAAGATCATCATAAGTTCTATAGTATGGAGCTAAGTCTGAAATAAAATATTTCATAATCCATTCTTTAGTAACTACTTGTGTCATTAATTTATTAATGATCCGTTGCCATTTACGAAGACAAGTTTCTCTTGGATATAATCTAACGTGATTGTATCCTGTAAATGGATTAACCAAAGGTACTGTCTTATAACCTGTTGGTACCAATAATATATGACTGGTCCCACCAGTAAACCTAACTATTTTATATCCACTACCTCGCAACATTTTATTCAGTTGCCAAATGCAAAGACCTCGCCCTGTTGCTATTCTTTCAGCAAAACGAGGCTTCGCTTTATAGTTTTGGTATTCTTTATTTACCAAGTTAATCATTTGATTTTAATAATGAGTTCATCACGATCATGTGAATCATCATCAGCAAAGATTACTTCAAGAGATTTGATTTCTTTAAAATCATAATCTTTGAAATGATCTTTTCCATTTTCTCCAACCCAAGTATGACCTTGAAAAGATACCTTTGCATTACGATTCATAATGTTAGGTAGCCGATTAGCAGCACAACATAGGTCTTTGAATTGTTCAGATGTTACTTTCATTTATTCTCCTTTCTCATATCTTCATTAGTTTTTTCTGCTACTCGGTTCATAGTTTTTCCTATATCGGTACTGTTAGATAGGTTCTTTAGTTTAAAAATTTCAGCATCAATACTAGCAACTATCATTGATTTGATTTTCTCTAATGCAAAGATTCCACCTTGCCAATTAGTATACAATGATTGATCCTGAGTTTGTCTTAACTGTTTTTCTAGTTCATCCATACTTCCTCCTAAGTCTTCCTTTGTTTATCAATATCATCAGCTAGATATTGAATTCTGTTATTAACATTTTCATCACAATTTAATAATTTTACTA